GCGCGCCAGCGCGCACCAATTTGGTGCATACCCTGGCACGCCGTTATTCTATTCTCATTCCCAATTCTTTGTTAATAATCTTTTCCATAGCCTTAAAAGATTTACCATGATCTACCGGCATGTTATTAATGAATTGATAACAATGTACCATTTCATGTAATAATGTTTCGCAAAACATTTGGTAGGATTTATTAAAGTATTTAGATATTTTAATTGTAATATGAGGCTTATCTTCTTCATCAATAAAGCCTATAAAATATCCAGCATCAATCTTATTATTAAATGATTTAATTTTTGGAGTTGGTTTTATTTGTCCCCCAAAAATTAAATCATTAAAGTGGTGGAATGTTTTATAATATAATTCTTTGCAGAGATTCATTTAACCTTAGCCTTTAGATATTCTGTAACAGATAACCAAGATACAGAGATAAGTTTATACCCTAAACCGATATAAGTATTTAATACCGATTTAGATTCTGTTTGTATAACCTTGCCAGTATTCATATTACCAAGGTTATATATAACGATAAGGTTATTATGTTCCATGATATTACCCTATATTACCCTAAGTTGCAGAAAGCGGGGATATTATCCCCGCATCCCATAATTAGTCCAAAGGCTTAGAATTTGCCAGAGCCTTGAAAATCGCTTGCAAGGCTTCACGGTTTGCCTTCGTCAGAGAATCAGTTGCCGCTTCCGACAAGCCTAGGATGTTGCCGATTGCGTCAGCAGTTGCATCCTTCTTTTCTACGGAAGTGCCATCCTTGCGAGTATGTACAGGCTTAATATATGCGCCTTCACGAGAAAGTTTTGCAACAACAGATTTTACAGTTTTGCCGAACTTAACAGCAAAGGATTCAACAACAGCCTTGCGAGAATCCGCATCGGTAGCAGCAGCATAAGCGGCAACCAGTTCGGCAGATTGTTCAGCAGTGTAAGCAGTTTTAGCGGTAGCAGCCATCATTTTCTCCTAGAAGATCCGAAGGTTCAGTCTAAACCCTTAATCGCCCTTCCATGTTTCACATTATACGCCCTTCCCAAAATTTTGCAAGCCTTTTTCACATAAATTTTTTCACATGCGCGCCAGGATAGCAAAGCAAGACCCATGCCAGGATGCCTAAGCAAGACCCATGCCACCCCTGGGGGCGGTTATTACACATGCAATATTCGTGCCTACCCAGGGCCCACACCCACGTAAACTATACTAAAAATATTAACAAAATATTTAGGTGCTATATCTGGTCAGCGAGCACCCCATAAACTTAATTGACACAAGTTTACTTATATAGTATAATTTTATTTTAACTATATAAATTTACCTCACTATGGACACCGATAAACTTTTTGAATATTTTACATATAAAGATGGAGAACTTATATCAAATATTACAAATAAACCGTATTGTAATAGAGATAGAGATGGTTATATAAGGGTTCGTAAAAATGGAAAAGAATACCGCGCCCACCGACTAATATGGGAGTTATTTTATGGAGAAATACCAGACGGTTATGTAATAGACCATATTGATGGAAATGTATATAATAATTCAATAGAAAATTTAAGACTTGCTACTAAACTACAAAATACTGCAAATAAATCGTCGCTATCATCACTACCGAAAGGAATAACTAGAGTAGGTAAACGGTATAGGGTCAGAATATCGTATATGAATAAAACTTTTAGTGTAGGAACATATAATACCGTAGAAGAGGCAGAAAAAGCATATAATGAATTAGCTTTTGAAATACATGGAGAATATGCAAAACATATATCAAGTTCTACCCCTCCCACTAAAATTTTTTGAACTTGCCCATAACTTCCCTATGTGTTATAATTGCCCTATCGTACCAATATAACAAGGACCCAAAATGTCCCAATTACCCGCAACTATAGAAGCCGTCCAAATTTCCCCAGAAGCCCTAGAAGTAGCAAATTGTTATCTACAGCTTCAGGACGTAAGAGCCGTCTCTAGCGAACTAGATATTCCAGTCTCCAAAGTTAATGAGTACATTAACAAACGAGAAGTAAAAGCCTACATAGATAATGTATTTATGGATCTAGGCTTCAATAATAGATTTAACATTAGAAAGATAATGGACGCTGTTATTGAGAAGAAGTTAATGGAAATGGATGAGGCAGGCATAGGCTCTAATAAGGATATAGTAGATATTCTAGCCATGTCGCACAAAATGTCCATTGAGCACCTTACTAAGCAGATAGAACTTGAGAAATTGCGCCAACAGCATGAGACTAATATTAGATCTCAAGTTAACGTACAGATTAATGATAATGGTGGCTCTAACTATGGTCAGCTACTACAGAAGTTATTGAAAGAAGACTGATGTTAACTATTTCAAGAAGTGATATTACAGGAGATTATGTAGAAGACTTTGATGTTAGCACTAGGTTCATTAAACTACCTATTGTTAACTATTTACGGCTACTACCCTGTCAAGATGTAGTAACTGGTGATCCTTCTACAGCTTGGGAGCAGACTAATAAACCACAGTTTGCACTGATTAATGCTATTAACTCTCCTAAGTATAGATTCGTATGTGCAGCACTAGCACGACGTCTAGGTAAGACATATATAGCAAATATTATTGGGCAACTAGTAACTTTAGTGCCTGGATCTAATGTACTAATTATATCTCCTAACTATAACCTATCCTCGATATCTTTTGAGTTACAGCGTCGTCTGATTAAGTCTTTTGATTTAGAGATTAAGCGAGATAACCTTAAAGACAAGATTATTGAGCTAGAGAATGGATCTACTATTAGAATGGGATCTATTACCACTGTAGATAGTTGTGTAGGTCGTTCATATAATCTAATTATCTTTGATGAGGCTGCACTTGGAGCTGACGGAGAAGCTGCGTTTAACGTTGCTCTGCGCCCTACTCTAGATCGTCCCGGATCAAAAGCTATATTTATCTCTACTCCTCGTGGTAAGAATAACTGGTTTAGCAAATTCTTTGAACGTGGTTTTAGTCCTGATTATCCTGATTGGATTTCTATTAAGGCTGACTACCATGAAAACCATAGAATGACTGAGGCTGATGTAGAGTCTGCTAGACGTGCTATGTCTAATGCTGAGTTTGAGCAAGAATATATGGCCTCATTTACTACATTTGAGGGGCAAGTGTATAGGCTTAATGAGAGCGATATTGTAGCCGATGTAGACTGGTTATTAGAATGTGACGAAGTTGAGTTCTTCGCTGGCTGTGACCCTGGCTACCGTGATGCTACTGCGTTCTGCGTCGTATGTTATCATTATCCTAGCGATACATTCTATATAGTAGACGAGTATTTACAAGCTGAGTCTAATACAAAGATACATGCTGATCACTTTAAGTATTTTGTAGAGCGTTACGGTATTGAAACCATATTTATCGACTCGGCAGCAGCGCAGTTTGCAGCTGACTTAGCGTACATATATGATCTTAGTACAAATAAAGCTAAAAAGGAAATACTGCCCGGCATTTCATATGTGCAAACTTTAGTAGAACAGGGTCGTTTAAAAGTTGCAGCTCATTGCACCAATACTTTAGCTTCGCTAGATCAGTACCGTTGGGATATGAAAGAAGGTCTACAGAAAGAGAAGACTGTACACGATCAGTACTCTCACATGGCAGATGCCTTTAGATATGCTTTGTACTCTTATACTGTTTAAAATAAGTCCTCTAGTCTCTGCCAGAATGTACGGTTGCGGTAGTACTCTAGTTCTATGGCTTGCTCAGTCATTCTTGCCATTACAGGAGCTACTTCATCATAAACTCTTTTACTAATAATTTCTTCTAAAGTATCTGGCAGTATAATACCTTCCTCTTCTAGTTCTTCTATAGTAAGCTGAAGCATCTCAACCTCTGCACCTAAACTGCATATAGTTTTGAGATGCTCAGCTGTAGACATAGATAAATCAGCAGCATGATTTATTAGTAGTTCACGCTCAATCTCAGAAACCTTTCTTGGTTGATTGCCATTTAGTGAGTATTCTCCTGCGCCAGCCTCAATAAACATAGACTCAATTAGATCTATATGGTCTGCATGACATTGAAATACTATGTTAGCAGTAGGCATACCATACTGCATATATAACTTCTGCATTTTAGTAGTATGTTTATTTTTTCTAAACTTATTAGCATGCTCTTCCATTCTACGCTCAATATTATCAGACTTACCATAATAATAGTGCCCTGATGGAAATTCTAGTTTATATACACCTGAAGTCATTTGGTTTTTCCTTAAAAGTTACTGTATTGTTATTATAATATATTATACTGATAATTACAAGAATATAATTGCTAAGCGCAAAAAATTTTTTGTATTGACTTTTGTTTGCTACCATGCTATAATACACAAAATAATAAGAGTAGGCAAGAACTTCGATGCCGAAAGTATTATTACTACTCAAGTAAGAAAACAATAATGGCAACTAATACAAATAAAAGACTGGCCGTAAAATGGGTACGCGATCGTGCTAAAAAGGCTTACGAAAAAGATTCTTGCTGCTACATATGTGGATCACAAGTTGATCTAGAATTACATCATACGCACTCCATCACGCTATTATTAGATAGATGGGCTGCTGAGCATAATTACGATATTAGCACAGATGAAGGAATCTTAGAAGTTCGTGATGAGTTTATTGAAACGCATCGTAAAGAGTTATATGACGAGGTATTCACCCTTTGTAATAAACATCATATAGCGCTTCATAATGTTTACGGTAAAATCCCACAACCCGGCTCTGAACCTAAACAGCACCGCTGGATAGATATTCAGAAACAGAAGGCTAATGGTACGCAACCAACCCAATCTTCGTCTAGTTTCTTTACTAGTATTTTAAAGAAACAGGGGGTTTGAATGTCATTTGTAGGTTGGATTAAAGAGAAACTAAATCCTGCACAGCCTTACATCCATATGGATAACGGTGGAAACGTAGGTTCAGATCAAGAATACACACTTCTTAATGCTTTCGACGCTTTAGAGTCGGTAAATAGAGGTGTTAGCATGCTAGTAAGCGCAGCTTCTAGCTTAGATTACGATATTAAAGATAAAGTACATGACGGTATAGTTAGTGGTGTAAGAGCAAAAAGCTTAAATACTTTACTAAATTTTAGACCTAACCCCTATCAGTCAGCTTACGACTTTAGACAAAACTTATTTACAGACTACATACTAGAAGGCAATGCTTTCATATATTATGATGGTGCTTTCTTATACCACTTACCAGCAGCTAACGTAGAAATACTTACAGATGAAAAAACATTCATCTCTGGATATAGATATAATGGTAGTGTAACTTTTAAGTCTAACGAAGTATTTTATTTCAAAGACGTATCAAATATTTCAATATATAGAGGCAGTAGCAGACTACATGCTGCTAAGCGTTCAATAGATACTCTATATAGTATGCAAGATTTTCAAGACTCATTCTTTAAGAATGGTGCTGTATTTGGAATGGTACTAACTACAGAGAACACTCTTAGTCAGCTTGCTAAAGAAAAGACAATTAATTATTGGATGCAAAAGTATAACCCCAAAATTGGTGGTAAACGCCCAGTAATTTTAGATAGTGGATTGAAGCCACATAATATCGCAGAAACAAGTTTTAAAGATATGGATTTTGATACTTCTATCAAAACCCATTCTGAAAAAATTCTACAGGCACTAGGTATACCTCCAATCTTATTAGCTGGTGGTAATAATGCAAATATTTCGCCTAATTTAAGACTATTCTATTTAGAGACAGTTTTACCAATTGTAACTAGATTTGTCAGTGCTTTAGAAAGATTTTTTGGGTACGATATAAGTCCTGTAACTTCAAATGTATCAGCGTTACAACCAGAATTAAAAGATGTTGCTGCGTATCACTCTACATTAGTAAATGCAGGTATTATTAGTCCTAATGAGGCGAGAGTAGAACTAAGATACGAGGCAAAAGCAGGCAACGACGATCTTAGAATACCAGCTAATATTGCTGGGTCCGCCGCTAATCCGAGCCAGGGTGGTAAACCTACCCAGAATAATAAGGAGTAGTATGGATAAAAATAAAATTCTATACTTAAATAACGCCTTTATTAAAGAATTGCCTTCAGGTGAAGAAGATATTAAGTCTGTACTAATTAGCGGCTATGCAAGCACTAATGACATTGACAGACATGGTGATATCGTTCCATCTTCCGTATGGGAGAAAGGAATTGAAAACTACCTAAAAAATCCAGTCATCCTAGCTTACCACGACCATAGCGAACCTATCGGCCGTATGGTAGAGCATAAGATTGACAGCACTGGTCTTTGGATTAAGGCTAGAATATCTGCAGCAGCTGAGGACGTATTTAATTTAGTAAAAGACGGAGTTCTGACAGCATTTAGTATTGGATTCAGAATACTTGATGCAGAATACAATCAAGCCACAGAACTGTTTGTAGTAAAAGAGCTAGAACTACACGAAATCTCAGTAGTCTCAGTTCCAGCTAATCAAAATACTTTATTTAGTTTATCTAAATCGTTTGAAAATAACGATGAGTATAACTCTTTCAAAATGCACTTCGCAGTACAGAATGACTCAGCTAAAGGGCTAGAATCTTCTAATGTAGAAGGTGTAAAACCTAACAAGGAATTTAATATGGATAAAACCGAAATCGAAAAAATGATTGCTGAAGCTACTGCTAAGGCTGCCGCTGAAGCCACCAAGGCTTTAGAAGCTAAACAGGCTGCTGAGAAGGCTGCTGCTGAAGAAAAAGCTGCTGCTGATGCTGCTCTAGAAGCCAAGATCAAGTCAATCGTTGGTAATATTGAAGTTGGCGAAACTGGTGCTGAGCGCCTATTAGCCGAAGTTGAAAAGCGTTTCGCTGAAACTACTGAAAAGACTAAGAGCGTAATTGATGGTCTAGAAGCCTCCCTAAAGGAAAAGGCTGCTGAACTAGAAGCTCTTCAGAAGAGCAAGATGCAGTTCCAAGACGGTAAGACTGGTGCTATTGACTATGCAGACAAGGAAAAGGCAGTTATCCTTTCCAAGATGGCTGGTAAGTCGATCGAAGGCACTCGTTTTGGCCGTACTCTAGTTGAAAAGGCTGGTCCTCACGTTGCTTCTGCTACTTGGGAACTAGAAGTTTCTCTAAACATGGAAAACGAAGTTCGCCGTCGTTTAGTTGTTGCTCCTACCCTACGCAACATCGCAATGCAAACCAACGTTATGACTCTTCCAGTTAATCCAGAAGCTGGTTTAGCTCAGTGGGTTACTAACGCACAGTTCGGTACTGCCAACTCTGCTGGTAACACCGAAACCCACAAGTTAAAAGAAATTACGTTAAATGCCTATAAGGTTGCTACTAACGAATATCTAAACTTTGAAGAAGATGAAGATTCTTTAATCGCTATTCTTCCACTCGTTCGTGACTCTATGGTTCGTCGTGTTGCTCGCACTATCGACCGCGCCTTCCTATTAGGTGCTGGTGCTGGTGCTGATCCTGTTAAGGGCTTAGCTGCTTACGATGCAGCCTCCACTGTTACTCTAGACATTTCTGCTGCAGAAAAGTTCACTGTTGCTAAGGCTATCGCTCTTCGTAAGGACCTAGGTGCTTGGGGTCTTGATCCTTCCCAAATCATCTACATCGTTTCTACTGAGAACTACTACGATCTTCTAGAAGATACTCAGTTCCAGACTTTCGATAAGATCGGCCCACAAGCTACTTTAATCACTGGTCAAGTTGGTTCTATCGCTAACTCCCCAGTTCTAGTATCTGCTGAGTTTGATTCTAAGGCTGACGGAGCCGCTGGTGTTGTTGCTTTCAATACCGCTAACTTCGTTGTTGGTAATCAGCGTGGTCTACGTTTCGACACTCAAGACCTAGTTGAAACTCAACGTAAGGTTCTAGTTGCTTCTTTACGTACTGGTATGACCCAGATCACCACTAACTTAGGTGGTGCTGTTTCTACCCTACGTTACGTAGCCTAATATACTGACGGGGCTTAATCGCCCCGTCTTTTAAGTATACTTTATCATAAGAGTATACTTAAAAGACGAAAGGAATTTTATGGGATTACCTTTAATTACTTTAGCAGAGTACAAAGCTTATGAGGGAATTACTAATCCCAATCAAGATACTGAAATAACATCGATTATTCCTAAAGTATCAGAATTAGTAAAAAACTACTGTAGAAGATCGTTTATAGACTATATTGATGAAACAAAGGTAGAGCTATTTACCGGTGGAGATGTACTATATTTAAAAGAATTTCCAGTAGCAAGTATTTCTTCAATAGAAGTAAGTACAGACTATGGTAAAACATATTCTAGCCTAGTAGAATATACTGACTGGGCACTAGATAAGATTAATGATGCAATAGTTCCTTTAAATACTCTTAAAACTTTTCCAGAACTAGTAAATGGTTATAGAATATCCTATACTGGAGGGTTTGAGACTATACCAGAAGATCTTAAGCTAGCAGTAATGGACTTATTGACCTACTATATGAAAAATGATGGTGCAATCCATAGTCCAAAAGCACCCGGTAGTAATAATGTACAGATTGAATATATCAGTACAACTAATTTACCGGCACATATTAAACGAGTCTTAGACTTATATGTGGCAGACTATACATAATGTCAAGAAGATCTAGTATATTAAAAGCATTTGCCGAAAGGCTAAAAGAAATTGACGGTACTGGTGCATTTCATACAAACTTATATGATAATGCTTATCCGTACCTAAAATTTTGGGATGAAGTTAATAACTTTCCATCCATATATTTATCGCCGGGAACCGAAGTACGAGAATATCTACCTGGAGCCTTTAAATGGGGTTACTTGTCTGTATCTATAAAAGCGTACGTTAAAGGCGATGACCCTCAATCGCAGCTAGAGAACCTACTTGAGGATATCGAGAGGGTTATAGATAGTACAGAGACTAGGCAGATGCTATACGATATAGACAAAGCTTATTCAACTACAGAAATGTCTATAACGTCAATAACTACTGATGAAGGTCTACTTGCACCATATGGTGTAGGTGAAATAACCATACAGGTTCGTTATCAAATAATGTAACACAATATTTAGTACCAGCACAGATAAATATCTAGTCAGCGTACTAAATAGTTATTATAAAGGAAAACTTATGCCAGGTTTTAATTTAGTACGTAACGCTAAAGTGTTATTCACTAATAACTTAGGTTCTGATAAAACTGTTACGCTAACCGGTGCAACCGCAGCTAACACTTTCGAACTACAGGTTATGAATGGATTCTCTTTCAGCCAAAATACCGAGAACCAAACAATTACTGTATCTGAAGCAGGTCTTGCCCCAGCACGTGGACAACGCGCCTTCAATACAGCACTAGCACCAGTAGACTTCTCTTTCACTACCTATATTCGTCCAAAACTAAACGGAAGCGTAACTTGTGATGAAAAGGTATTGTGGAATGCACTATTCTCCGACGTAGCAATTGACGGTACTGGTACAAACCTTACTGTTTCTGCTATTGCAAGAACTACCACTACTGCTACTACCCAGTTTACTTTCACCTCTGCTAACCTAAGCACTTATAAAGTTGGTGAAATTATTACTATTAAGGGTGTAACAGATACAGCTAATCCAAAAGATTGGAACGCTCCAGCAAAGATCGTATCTTCTGGCACAGTTTCAGCATCTGGAGCTTCTTTAGGTGCAGCAGAAACTACACTAACTGTAGCCTATCTAGTTGCTCCAGGTGGTACTGGTAACCCAAGTACTACTACTGGTACTGTTACTCTATTCAAGGGTGCAATCAGCCAGCAGACAGCAGGAACCGCACACTTACTAGCCCATGCTGGTCGCTCTAACGTTAACCAACTAGTTGCTTTCGGTCTTGTAGTTGTTTTCGATGATCAAACCTATATCATTGATAACTGCTCTATGAATCAAGCCTCTATTGACTTTGGTCTAGACGGTATTGCTCAGATTGCTTGGAGTGGTCAAGGTACTGTTCTTCGTCAAGTTGCTACTACTACTCTAAACGCAGGTACTGCAACTGGTGGGTTTGCTGGTAACTATACTGTTGGCGATACTACTGCTAACTTTATTACCAATAAGCTAACTACTACTACATTATCTAGCACTTTCCGTGGCGCTGGTACTGGTGCTACTGCATATACTCTTGCAATTACTGGTGGCAACTTAACCATCAATAATAACATTAGCTATATTACTCCAGAAATTATGGGTACTGTTAATAAGCCTATCGGTTACTTTACAGGCACTCGTGCTATTAGTGGTAACTTAACTGCTTACTTGAAGACTGGTTCAGCAAATACTGCAGGACTACTGACCGCACTACTAGCAGCAGGTTCAGAAACCAAGTATTCTATGGGCTTACAAATTGGCGGATCTACTAACTCTACTCGCGTAGACGTAGACCTACCAGCAGTATCTCTACAGGTACCAACTGTAGAAACTCAAGACGTTGTTTCTACTACAATTAATTTCAGTGCACAAACGTTTGACGGTTCTAACTCCGCAGCCGCTAACTTAGCTTCTGCTAACTACGATTTAGAAAATACTAACGATATTACACTACGTTATTACTCTGCTTAATTAAGCAATTATAGTAATTGGGGCTGGGTTGATCTCCAGCCCCACTTTTAACCTTTATAAATAATTATAGGATACCATTTGAATGGCAAACGTATCGCTTAAAACCCTATTAGTTCCTAGCAAAGAAGTTGAAGTTGAATACCCAGGTATGCCTGGCTTTGTAGTATCAGTTTCATTCCTATCTAGAGAAACTTTACAGAATATTCGTAAAAAGGCGACTAAGACCACCTTTAAAAATCGTCAACCAGTTGAAGAACTAAACGACGAACTATTCCTTGAATTATATGTAAAAGCATCAATCAAGGGTTGGAAAGGTCTTACCATCAAGTATCTCGAACAACTTGCTCCAGTAGATGTAACTGGCATGAAGGAAGACGATGAGCTTGAGTTTACTGATGAAAATGCTTTATATTTGATGAAGGCCTCGGCTAACTTCGATGCATTTATTAGTGAGCAGGTAACAGATTTGGGAAACTTTTCGCAGAACAAATCGAAGTAATATACTCAATGGTAGATTCCTACATCCAAAATAGTGATGTAGGAATGTCCAAAGAATCATATTTTGAAATGTGTGATGCACTAGGTACCGAACCCGTAGAAGAAGAGACTCCTGTTGAAATAGAAGACTTCCCTGGAGAAGTACAGCAGGCTTTTAATATGTACTTCATGTTAAAAGACAATTGGGACTCTATGGGTGGTGGATATATGGGAAAAGATACTTCTCCCATATTTAATTATTTTGACTTATATGATATAGATACAGTAGATAGGTTATTTATTATATCTATGATACAAAAGATAGATGCATCCAGAAGTAAGTTAATAAATTCAAAACTAGATTCAAAAAGAAAGCCCTCAAGCAAAAAAGCTTGAGGGCTTTTTTATACCCTAAAATTTTTAGTTTGACATAGTTTTGCAAGCATGTTATAATTCATAAAACTAAAAATATCCAGCACCAATAGCAGTTTGGTGTTGTTTTATGTCAATAGGAGCTATTATATGGCAAGTAACACAATCAATATAGGGGTAGACGTAACGTCGAACCTATCAGAAGTAAATAAAGCTGCTGAGCGCCTAAGAGACACTTTAAAAGAAGCAGCAAAAGTAGCTTCAAGTATTAATATACCATCTGGCGGATCTTCACAAAGATCTGCCAACCAAACTAGAACATTTGCTTCTGCATCACAACAGGCATCTACACCAAGAGAAAATCTAGACTATAGAACAGCTCGTGGTATTGGGGAAGTTACAGGTGCAGCAGGCAGAGATTTTGCAAAGCAAGCACAAGGTCTTGGTGGTTTAGTACACGTATACGCAACTTTTGCAGCTAATATATTTGCGGTATCCGCAGCATTTACAGCATTAAAAAATGCCGCTGATACTACTAATATGATTAAAGGTCTAGATCAATTAGGAGCCGCCAGCGGTAGAAACCTAGGACAATTATCAAAAGAAGTAGTAAAGCTAACAGATGGTGCCGTAAGCTTACGAGATGCAATGGAAGCAACCGCTAAAGCTACATCTGCCGGAATGTCTAATGAGAACCTAAAAAGGCTTGCCGTTGGAGCAAAAAATGCATCGCAAGCACTAGGTTTAGCTATGCCTGATGCGCTGTCTAGACTATCTAGAGGTATTACAAAGCTAGAGCCAGAACTACTAGATGAATTAGGTATTTTTGTACGGGTAGATAAGGCTGCATCAGACTATGCAAGAACTCTAGGTAAACCTACTTCAGCACTTACTGACTTTGAAAGACGTACGGCATTTGCAGTGGCTACACTAGATCAATTAGACTCAAAGTTTGGAAGTATTAATATGGATGCCAATCCATACGATAAAATACTTTCCTCTTTGAAAGACATGACTCAAAGTGGATTAGAACTAGTAAATAAAGTACTTACACCAATACTAAATGTGCTATCCTCTAGCCCAACAGCTCTAGCTATGGCAATGACTGCGGTAGTAGGTATACTACTAAAACAAGCACTACCAGCATTAGGTAACTTTAGAGCCAGCCTACAGGATGCAGCAGAAGGTTCTGCCGCAAAAGCAGCTTCTAGGTATGCAGATATAAAGAATAACTTAAGCAAACAAGCTGCTGCTACAAAAGCATACTATGATCAAGCTGCTGAAGCAGCTTCACAAGCTTTTGAAAAATCTTCTGCAAAAATAACTGAAAGTATGTCAAAAGTAAAGGGTAGCATATACTCTAAAGATGCGCTAGCAATAGCATCTAAAAATCTAGCAGATATAACAAAAGAAGATATAGCACTATTAGATAAATTAGGCGAAAAACAAACAAACGCAGCAAAACATTATAGACAGATGTCAGCAGATATTAAAGCATATAATATAGAAGCAGAAAAATATGCAAAAAAATCAAAAGAAATAGATGCAGATAGGGAAAAACAACTAGCCTCTGGAGTGCCTAAAGCCTCACAAATACTTAGCAATAGACTAACTACTTCATCATATAGAAGAGATACTAATAGTATGGTAGCAGAAACTGCTGCTACAGAAGGCTTTTCTGCTGCTATGGAAAAATTAGAGAGCAGGATTAAAAAAGCTAAAGAAGGGGCAGCAACTAAAGAATTCACTATTAAAGGCCTAGATGGCACAGTTCAAACAATTACAGCCGCAGTACCAAAAATAGGAGCTTTTCAGGCTGGAATGATGCGCCTAACTGGTAGTTTGGCAGCAGCTAGTGTATCTCTAAGCACAGTAATGGCAGTAGCAGCTCCATGGCTAGAATTATTAGGATTAATTGTAGCTGGACTAGCAATTTTAGATTCCAAATTAACATCTAATTCAAAAGAATTAAATGCATTAAGTGAGGCACAAAAATCTGTAGAGTCTAGTACAGAAGCTTTATCAAATGTATTTGATAGATTATCAAAGATAAACTTCTTACAGAGATTTTCGGTAGAAAACGTTGACGCAGTAGCTACAGCAGTATATGAGTTAACGCAAAGCTTAGATACTATGGCAGAAAAGGCAGAAAGCGCAGCTTTAGCCACTGAAAGAGGTCCTTGGAGTAAAGCAAAGAATGGGTTTGCAGACTTCTTTGATATGAGTATAGCTGATGATGCCGCTAATACTATGGCAAATAGTCTAACTAATATGTTTAGTAAGCTACCAGACGACCCTAAAATTAAGAAATTTAGTCAAGATTTATCAAGTAAGCTAGGCAATATAGACGTTACTAATATGAAAGAATTAGATAATGCTCTAGAAAAACTATTTAAGGCTAATCCAGAGTCTTTCCGCCAAATTGCAAAAGATGCAAAAGATATCGGAATATCTTTGAAAACAGCCTCATCTGCCGGAGTAGAGTTTAAGAAATCTTTAGAAGAAGGTGCCAAAAAGTTTGATGATTTTTCTAATTCATTCATACCAAGCGATAAGTTCTCACAGTTAGGTATAGCTATATCAGACATGGCTTCTAGAGCATCTATAGCTTTAGATAAAGGGCCTGCTGAAGCTCTCACCAATATAAAAAACATACTATCAGACCCTAAATTTTTAAATATGTTTCCACCAGAAACTATTGATAAATTAATGAACTATAAAGACTCAGTGATTAGTATGTCAGAAGGGTTAGACCTAGCTAAACAAAGGATAGAAAAGCTAAGAGAAGCTGAAGAAGAATTACAAAAAGTAATCTCTGAAGGCGATAGAGTAGGTATGGATACCGGTGCGGAAGGATTACAATTAGCACAAATAAAAAAATCTATAGCTGGAGAGATAAACCTACAGGCTAAAATAGAAGTAGACTCTAAGGATGCTATATCTGCATTTAAATCAGCAACTATAGAAAGTTTTGCATACGGAGCCCAAATAGTAGGAAAAAGACTTGAAGCAGACTGGGGAAAAGTAGGTACTGCTGTAGCTAATACTGTAGTCGGTGTACTTGGAAATACTAAAGAAGCCAATGCTTTACGCGCTCAAAATGAGCAACGCCAACTAGCCTCACAAGCTTCTTTACTACAGTCACAACAAGAACTAATAAAATCAAACTATTACGTAGCTGAAACTTACAAAATAGAAGGGTTAGTAAAAATACTGCAGGGCGGTATTGATATAAAAACAGGTGAAAAACTAACTAAAGAGCAGCGTACCTCAACTGAAGCAGAGTTAAAACAAAGACAAGATAGTTACGCAGCAATAGCTTCCGGAAACCCAAGAGGACTAGCAACAAAAATGTCCAAAAACTTCGGAGAATACTCCAAAGAGGCCATTAGTCTAGCACAATCTTTAGAAGGTATAGCAGTACAAATTGCTGGTATTGCAGACCAAGTTTCTGACTCTAAACTGAAGGAAGAGTTAGCCGATATATCAACTGGTTTTACCAAGCAAAAAGAAGCCCTAGACTCAGCAGATAAATTACTTACACTAGAAAAGTCTTCGATATCTTCTATAAAAGAAGAGGGCGACTTAATAAATCTAACCAATATTGCCAGATTAAACTCAATAGATTATAAGCTACTAGAAAACAAGCAAAGTAAAGA